TGGCGCCCTGGCGCGCGACCTGGCCCGGGTCGTCGATGACCGCCTGATCCACCACCGCCGGCCTGGCGGCCTGCTCTCCGCTGCCTGATCATGCCTTCTTTCAACTGGTCCCCATCGTTCAGCTCCAGCGAATCCAGCAAGCCCCGGGTGAGCTCTGCCCGGTTTGGCGACGGCTACGAACAGCGAGTGCGCATGGGGCTGCAGACCGATCCGAAGACATGGCAGCTGGAGTTCAACAACCGCACCAACCTGGAGCGCGATGAAATCCGCGCCTTCCTGGAATCCAGAGGTGGCGCGGAAGCATTCAACTGGACGACGCCATGGGGGCAAACCGATTGGAAATGGGTTTGTGAAGAATGGAACATTGACCCGTCAAACTGCAACAACAATCAGATTCGCGCCACGTTCCGCCAGGTCTACGACTGGTCGCTGATCACTGAGGTGAGCTTTGGTAGACCGGCATGGGACAGCGGCTACAGCCAGATTAGGCCCGGAGCATTGACGACATCCACGCCACCTGTGGCGGCTAAGCAGTGGGTGACTTCGGCGACGACGTTTGCGGCTGGGGTGGTGGGCGCGGCTAAGCAGTGGGTGACCTCGGCGACGACGTTTGCGCCTGGGGTGATGAGCGGTGTAGAGGTTGATCCCTATTTCTCCCAGGTTTCTCTGCTATTGCATTTTAACGAAAACATGATTGACAGCAGTAGTAACGCATTTACAGCCACTGTCTACGGCGACGCACAGGTTAGCGGTAGCAATTCTAAATTTGGATCTGGATCGCTTACCTTAGATGGAAATGGTGACTACATTACTTTCCCCGAAAGTTCTGCTTTTGCGTTTGGCACTGGAGACTTTACGGTTGAATGTTGGGTGTATCTTGGTAGTGGCAATACTAATAATGGACTATTCACGTTTGGTGACGCTGGTAGCGGGCTAGCCCTTGCAATTTACAATAACAACTGGACATTATCTGCTTATGGCGGCAATGGCGTACAACTAGGATCTCCCGTAATTGGCGCTTGGCAGCACATTGCAATAACCCGCAGCGGAACCAATTTAAGGCTGTTTATCAATGGCACCAGACTAAACGATACCTTGAGTAATTCAACTAATTTTATAAGCAATCAACTAAAGATAGGCTATTATTACTCAACAAGTTATAGCATTAACGCTTTTATTGATGAGTTTAGGGTTACCAAAGGCGCCGCCCGCTACACCTCCAACTTCACCCCGCCCACTGCGCCATTCCCCAATGCCTAACCTGAATCAGACTCCCTAGCCCGAAGCCAGATGGCATCCGTTGTCTTCGACAGTTTCCTGGGTGACGTGTTCGCCGGGAACTGCAACACCAGCCACAGCTACAAGGCCATGCTAGTGACCAGCAGCTACAGCGAAAACCGGGGCACCCACGCCAAACGCAGCAGCGTCACCAACGAGGTGTCGGGCACTGGCTACAGCGCTGGCGGCGCGGCAGTCACCGTGTCGTTCTCGCTTGACACCACAGCCCACACCGGAACGCTCACGATCGGTGCGGTGAGTTGGCCCAGCTCCACGGTCACCGCACGCAAGCTGGTGGTCTACCGGGCCCGAGGTGGCGCAAGCAGCGCCGATGAACTGGTCTGCGTTGTGGACAACGGCATTGATCTGGCCAGCTCTGGCACGACGATGACCTGGGGCGGCGGCACCTGGTCCATTCCGCTCCCGGCTCCAGCCTGATGGCCATCCCGTTTGATGAGGCAAACCGGCCGGCGCCATCGGCGCTCATTGAGCTGTTTGAGCTGCGGTTGTTTCAGGCCATTCATGGCACTGAGACCACCCTGCGCTTTCATGCCGGCCTAAATGCCAAGCAGAGCGGCGGCATCGTCTGGGCAGGTCAAGAATATCTGCCACTGCCGATCGAAGCCGAGGGCTTCAGCTACAGCGGCAGCGGTCAGCTTCCCAGGCCGACCGTGCGGATCGGCAACATCATGCAGCCGATGGCGGTGGGCGGCGTCATCTCGGCGCTGCTGCTGAGCCTGCCAAGCGGGCTGGAGGGCGCCAGGGTGACACGGATCCGCACCCATGCTCGCTACCTTGACGACATCAACTTCCAGGGTGGCGTCAACCCATTGGGGACACCTGACCCCACGGCCGAATATCCCCGCGAGGTGTATACGGTAGATCGAAAAAAAGCCGAGACCCGCGAGCTGGTGGAGTTTGAGCTGGCGGCTGCATTTGATCTCGCTGGTGTCCGACTGCCGAAGCGGCAAGTGCTGGCCTCGATCTGCATGTGGCAATACCGCTCGGCCGAGTGCGGCTACAGCGGCGCCATTGCCGCTTGTGACAAGACCCTGGCGGCTTGCAAGGCGCATTTCGGCGCCAGTTCTCAGCTGCCGTTTGGTGCATTCCCTGGAGCTGGGACATTTGCATGATCAAGATCCGCCGCACCGTCAAAACCGCCGCGCTGGCCCATGCTCAGCAGGACGATCCCCGCGAGGCGTGCGGCCTGGTCGTCGTGCGCAAGGGAAGGCAGATGTACTGGCCCTGCCGGAACATCGCCGAGGATCCGGGTGAGCTGTTCACGATTGAACCAGACGACTACCAGGCCGCCGAGGATGCTGGCCATGTGATCGCCGTGGTGCATTCTCACCCGATAACCCCACCGGAGCCATCAGCGGCTGATCGAGCGGCCTGCGAGGCGTCGGGCCTGCCGTGGCTGATCTGCAACCCCAAGACGGAAGCTTGGGCAAGCCTGGAGCCGTGCGGCTACAAGGCCCCACTGATTGGTCGTGAGTGGGTTTGGGGCGCACAAGATTGCTGGACCCTGGTGCGGGATTGGTACGCCGAGCGTGGCACCACCCTGCCGGACTGGGAGAGGCCATCGACGCCTGCGGCTTTTGAGGCTGCGCCCATGTTTGCTGGGCTGTGGGAGGACGCAGGGTTTGAGCAGATCGACCCGGCTGATCTGCGCGAAGGCGATGCAGTGCTGATGTCAATCGGGAATGCCGGACTCAACCACGTCGGCGTCTACCTGGGCGAGCAGTTGATCCTGCATCACCTCCGGGGCAGGTTGTCGAGTGCCGATGTCTACGGCGGTTGGCTTCAAAAGCAAACCGGCTGGGTCGGCAGACTGACCCCATGAAGGTGATTCGCGTCTACGGGAGGCTGGCGCAGTTCCTGGGGCGCCGCGTGTTTCGCGCTGAGGTGGCCAGCGCTGCTGAGGCGGTGCGATTCCTGCTTGCCAATTTCCCCCAGCTGGAGCCGCACATGATTGAGCAGCATTACCGGGTCCGCCTGGGCCGGCGCAGCATTGATCGGGATGATCTGCACGAGCCAGCCGGGAGCGCGGAGATCAGCTTCATCCCGGTGATCGGCGGTGCCGGCGGCGTGGGGCGGATCATCGCTGGCGTGGCGCTGGTCGCATTGTCAATCGTGTCCTTTGGCGCTGGCGCATTCGCCGGGATTGGCGCTGCTGGCGCCTGGGGCAGTTCCATTTTGGGCGGCGTTGGCGCCAGCCTGGCCCTCGGCGGCGTGGCGCAGCTGCTGTCTCCTGTGCCGCGCATTGCAGGCCCTGGTGCATCGGTGCTGTCCTCCGGCAAGAGCGACAACAACGATCCGCGCAAAAATTACAGCTTCAGCGGAGTGCAGAACGTGTCACGGCAAGGCGTGCCGGTGCCCGTGATTTACGGCGAGATGATCGTGGGCTCTATCGTCATCTCCGCCGGAATTGACATTGATCAGGTGACGGCATGATCAGCGGTGCTGGCGGTGCAATGAGCAAGGGCGGCAGGGCGGCAACATCAGCCGCCAGCCAACCAAAGCCCTACGTGCCTAGGGAAGACGCGAACTCTCTATTTTCAACCAGTTACGCCAAGGTTCTGGACCTCATTGGTGAGGGCGAGATTCAAGGCTTGGTTGATGGTCATCGTTCAATTTACCTAAACAACACGCCACTGCAGAACGCAGATGGCAGCTATAACTTTCAGGGCCTGACGATTGAACTTCGCAACGGCACGCAGGTTCAACAGTTCATCCCCGGCTTTGGCGAGGTGGTCAGTGAAACCGCCGTAGGCGTCACCGTCACAAAGAACGCACCGGTCACGCGAACGATCACAAACACGCTGGCCAATGCAGCGCGAGTCGTCGTCACGGTGCCAGCGTTGCAGTCGTACACCGACAAGGGCGACATCTTGGGAACTGATCTGCAACTGCAGATCGCCGTGCAATACAACGGGGGTGGCTACACCACAGTGGTGGATGACACCATCAGCGGCAGGACCAGTCAGCAATACCAGCGGCAATACTTGATCGGCCTGAGTGGCGCTTTCCCGGTTGACATCAAGGTGACACGTATCACCGATGACAGCACCAGCTCAAAGCTGGCCAACGCATTCAGTTGGAGCAGCTTTAGCACGGTCACTTATGCCAAGCTGGCTTATCCAAACTCAGCCCTTGTTGGGTTGCGTGTTGACGCCGAGCAATTCAACTCGATTCCGACTCGCAGTTACCGAGTGCGGGGCATCAAGGTTCGCATCCCCAGCAATGCCACGGTTGACAGCACGACCGGCCGGTTGATTTACAGCGGCGTCTGGGATGGCAGCTTTGGCGCGGCGCAGTGGACATCAGACCCCGCCTGGTGCCTCTGGGATCTGCTCACCTCTAGCCGGTATGGGGCTGGCGATCACCTGGACATCAGTCGCCTAGACCGTTGGGCGTTCTACGCCGCCAGCCAATACGCTTCGGCATTGGTGCCTGATGGGTTTGGCGGCACAGAACCGCGCTTCTCCTGCAGCTGCAACATTCAAACTGCAGATGATGCTTATCGGTTGATCAATGACCTCTGCAGCGTGTTCCGCGCCATGCCGTATTGGTCGGCCGGTTCGCTCACGGCCAGCCAGGACCGCGCCAGCGATCCTGCCTTCCTATTCACCCCAGCCAACGTGGGGCCTGAGGGCTTCAGCTATTCCGGCAGCAGCCTGAAGACCCGGCCCACCGTGGCAGTGGTGAAGTATTTCGATCTGGACCTCAGGGACTACGCCTACGAGGTGATCGAAGACGCTGACGGCATCGCTCGTTATGGCGCCGTTCGCTCAGAGATTGAGGCTTTTGCCTGCACCCGCCGGGGCCAAGCGCATCGGATCGGAAAATGGCTGCTCTATTCGGAAGCCTATGAGCGCGAGGTGGTGTCGTTCACCTCCGCTTTGGCGGCTGGCGCGCTGGTGCGACCTGGGCAAGTGATCAGCATTGCCGACCCGGTGCGGGCCGGTGCCAGGCGCGGCGGGCGCATCGCAGCAGCCACCACAACCGCCATCACGGTGGACGACGCCACTGGCCTGGTGGTCGCCAACAGCCCGGTCCTGTCGGCGCTCCTGAGCGATGGGGCCACGCAGACCAGGGGCGTGGTCAGCATCAGCGGGAACGTGATCACGGTGGCCACTGCATTCAGCTCTGCCCCGCCATCGGATGGGGTCTGGCTGTTTGAGTCATCCAACATCCAAGCGTCAACCTGGCGTGTGCTGGGGATTGAGGAACGCGATGGGATCAGCTATGCAATCAGCGCCATTGCGTACAACGCCAGCAAATACAACTACGTCGAGCAGGGCTTGGCGATTGAGAAACGCGACATCACCGACCTCAACATCCTCCCGGATCCACCGTCAAACCTGACTGCTATCGAGGTGTTGTATGAGGCCGGCAGCAGGGTGCTGGCCAAGCTGCAGGTCAGCTGGTCCGCAGTGCCAGGCGCGAGCTTCTACAGGGTCACCTGGCGCGAAGCAAATGGAAACTGGCTCAGCCAGACCACACCGGCCAACGGCTTTGAGATCCTTGACACTCACGCCACCAGCTACGAAATCCAGGTGAGCACCGTTGGCGCTGGATTGCTTGGCAGCCAGCCCACACGGCTCACGGTGCAGGCTTACGGCAAGACCGCGCCGCCGGTCACGCCGACCGGACTCAACCTGATTCCGATCGATGCAGCCTCGGCGGTCCTGAGCTGGGATCAGGCTCCAGACCTTGATGTGCGAATCGGTGGGCGCGTGCTGATCAGGCACAGCCCGGTGCTGTCCGGCGCGGCTTGGGAAGATTCCACGGAGCTGGTCGAGGCAATCGCCGGCAATCAAAGCCAGAAGCAGATCCCCTTGTTGACCGGGACGGTGTTGGTGAAATTTGAAGACGACACCGGCAACCGATCCGTTGATGCTGCGCTGGTGGTCGTCACCAGGCCCACGCCTCAGCCGCTGCTGCTGGTGCGCGAATACGCCGAGGAGGATGAGACGCCAGCATTCAGCGGCAACTACACCAACATGGTGTACTCGGGCAACCCATCTGAATCCGGCGGGTTCACCGGGATCTCCATCGCCACAGGGGCGCCATGGGACGGCCTTGATTTGATCGATTCCGATGAGCTGGTGGATGGCGGGCCGAATGATCCCGTGGAGGTTCTGCCTTCTGGCGAGTATGAATTTGGCAGCAGCTACAGCTTCCCTGGCGTGTTTGATGTGAGCTTGCGCCGCCATCTGATGATTCGCAGTTTCCTGCTGGGTGACTCATGGGACAGCGATGAGCTGATGGACGGCACCGATGCCGTCGATGGCCTGCGCGGTGATCGAACCAACGTCGCCACCTATGTGCGCACCACCGAGGCCGACCCAGAAGGCACGCCTGCATGGGGGCCCTGGGCGGAATTTGCTAATGCGATCGTGCGCGGCCGTGGGTTCCAGTTCAAAGCGATTGCCACCAGCGACGACCCGATGCAGAACCTTGTGATTGCGGAGCTTGGCGCTGATCTGGAGCTGCAGCAACGCACCGAGCAATCAGAAGCCGCCTACAGCGGCGCAAGCACATGTTCGGTGACATTCACCAACCCATTCCTGCAGCCGCCATCCGTGGGCGTCACGGCCTACGACATGGGCACGGGGGATTACTTTACGGTCGCCAATGTGACCCGGCTTGGATTCCAGCTAACCTTTAGGAACAGCAGCGCCAATGCCGTGAATCGCCGGTTTACTTACGCCGCAATCGGCTTTGGTAGGGAGATCACCTAATGGCTCAGCATGATTTTGTCCTAGAGAATCAAGCGCGAACCGCGTTCCGCCAGGATGCCAACGGTGCCTTGGCGGCTCTGGCCACCAACAGCAGCGGTTCGGCGGCGCCATCGACGACCTACGCTTACCAGTTCTGGGCTGATACGGCCAATGGCCTGCTGAAGATCCGCAATGGCGCCAACAGCGCCTGGATCGCCGTTGGCCCGCTAGACACGGCGAACCTGGGCCTAGCGGCCTTGGCGTCTCCCACATTCACCGGCACGCCAGCGGCTCCAACCGCATCGGTGGGAACCAGCACCACACAGCTGGCCACCACGCAATTCGTGGGAAACACAGCGGCCAGCATCGCCGGTTGCAGGAATCTGCTGATCAATGCCAACCCGATCATCAATCAACGGAGCTGGACATCAGGCGCCACAGCCGGGTATGCCTATCAGTTTGGCCTAGACCGCTGGCAGATCGTCAATTCTGGCCAGGCAATCAGCTGGAGCGACTCTGGCCAAGTCCGCACTGT